GTGGAGAACGCGTTATTCAAGAATGCAACGGGTTTTTATTACTATATCGATGAGCAAGTCAAACTTAAGGACAAAGAAGGTAATGAACGGGTTGAGGTCGTGAGGCTGCAGAAATTCAAGCCTTCAGAGACAGCGGCACAAGCTTTTTTTCTGAAAAATAAAGACCGTGAGAATTATGCAGATAATCCTCAAATGCTAGATATCAAGAGAAAAGAACTGGAGATCCGCAAGAATGAATCTGAATTTAAGGCGTGGTGAGTTATGGCCAAGTATAGTGAACTTCAAAAATTCTATGCATCAGATGCCTGGAGAAATTTCAGGTTGATGGTGATCGCCGAGAGGGGATTGATCTGCCAACACTGTGATGAACGTGTTGCGAGGGCGGATCAGGTTACTCTGCATCATATTATTGAACTGACACTGGATAACGTTATCGATGCTATGATCAGCCTTAATCCAGATAATGTTCTACTTGTGCATCATTCATGTCATAACACCATTCACAAGCATGGACAATACAAGATGGAACGCGGAGCGTACCTGATATTTGGTCCGCCTTTAGCAGGCAAGAAAACATTTGTGCAAGAACGGATGTGGCCGGGTGATTTGATCGTCGACATTGATTCTCTTTACGCAAGTATCTCGGGGCTTCAATGGTACGATAAGCCAGATGGGTTATTGTACAATGTCAGAGGTCTACAGAACCTTCTATTGGACAATATCAAAACACGTTATGGACGATGGGATAGAGCGTGGATCATTGGTGGGTATCCCGATAAATGGCGACGTGAACTAACGGCGGACAATACTGGAGCAGACATTATCTTTATCGATACAGACAGGGACACGTGCTTGCAACGATTAGCAGCTGATGAGCTCAGGCATAAGCGTACACGATTTACCCCTCTCTCATCAAGTAAATTCCCAAACGTTTGCGAATTTACTTTATGATCTGTAGCTCTAACCATGGGTACCTATCATCAAACAATTTCTTTTTCAGTTTGAATTCTTTTGTTTCAAATCCTTTGACATCCTCTATCCAGATCCGTCCATCTTTTCCACAGACCATAAAATCCGCACGATAACGAATCCCTTTTGAAATAACAAAACTTGGCTGTATCATGAATCCCTTGATATCTCCACACCGTTCAAGGATCACCAACTCCGCATATCTTCTGGCCTCGGCCTGGCTGTCGAATGGATGTCCTTCCACTATTGTTTTCTGATTTTTGTATTTTGTCTGGCTTCTTGTTTTGTTGGTTATGTAACTTTGATATTCCTTGGCTGACATTCGTTCCTGCCCTATCGCTGTCTTGCCATCCTTCACAGTAATCCATCCCTCCAATTTTAACTGCCTTTAGATACTGATAATTTCCTGTCCAATCTGTATAATCTAACCTCTGTTCTAACAAAAGGTATCCCTTTGGCTCTTTTAATACTGATCTCCCCGATTTCAGTTCTCGAGTTCTCACAATTGGTTTTTTAAGATTTTTGCTTTGTGTCCATCTTTTTGCGAATGCTTTTGGTGTCTCTTTTGTGATGTACTTTGCTATCCCGGTATAATCTCGATCTGTATTCAGTCGACTAGCAAGAGTCCTTCCCTTGTTCCAGGTATCATTGACAATGTCCATACTCATGTTTGACATGATAATGTGATGATGTACCCTCTTTTCGTCCGATTCTGTCACTGCAATATATTTCACATCAGGAAGATTGTTTTTCTTCCGAAAATACTTAATTCTTCTAAAAAAATTTACCAATGCTTTTTTTGCATCTTCCAAACTTGGAATTTCTCCATCATGAGTCAGTGTGATAAATAGATCCCCTTTTTTGAAATTTGCATTTATTTCTCTTGCCACTTTTCTCTTTGCATTTTTTTCATTGTTCAAAATCTGTTTATAAGTTGACTTGGAATTTTTAGGTTTTCTATTTCCCTTTTTTCTATTTCTCGTACTCATTGTTTGGATGGCCTCATATACATCTCCTGATATGATCTCATGTTTTATATATGACATATAATTCCATCTCTCTTCCTATCGTTGATAAGTTAATCACTTTAGCAAGGAACAAAAGTCTCGTAGATATTCCTTATATATAATGTAAATAGAAAAGTGATCAACTTGTCGTTTTACTTATTTTTCCAGCGAACAAATGTTTTCGGACCATGCTTGTCCCTCTTTCCCCAGTTATGCTGCACTCTGATCATAGGCAAACTGCAACTGACTCACTTTGGTTTGTATATATACATTTGTTGTATCGATTGTATTGTGACCCATGAGCTTCTGTAATGTAGGTAGTGGCACTCCGCGATTGACCAGATTTGTTGCATATGTGTGCCTGAACCGGTGCGGATGCAAATGAGCATCTTCAGGCATACGGTTGTTTATCGTTTTTAGCTTGTTCTGTATGGCTCTGACTGTTACCCTTCGTGGCTGTCCCTTTTCCGATACAAATAGTGCTTCTTCTTTATCCTTGCGAGCATCAAGATACTTTTTTAGATGGTAGACTGCTCTATCAGTCAAAAAGACATAACGCTCTTTATTTCCTTTTCCAATAACAAGAATCCGTTTAGTATCAAAATGAACATCTTGAATATTGATACTGATTAATTCCGATATTCTCATCCCTGACGCCAAAAATACCTCGACCAATGCTCTTTCCCTTGTTCCACGGCATGCTTCTTTAACCTGTTCCTGTTGTACCTCGTTCAATGCCTTAGGCATACGTTTGTCTTTTTTGGGTGGCTTGATATCCTTGGCCGGAGATCTCAGTATAATCCGCTCCCGCTCCAGCCAATTGAAAAAGCTTCGATATGCATAAAGGTTTGTTGCTCTTGTTGCCGGCTTCCATGATTTTTTTGTCATAAACATCCGGATGTCATTTGTCGTTATCCTTACTACTGGTTTATTAAGATCCTTTAGCAGCTTTCCTATCGCGCTTCTATATTCCTTTATTGTTTTTGGTGACAGGTTTTCTAGTTCAATCGTTGCCAAATAAGATATTAATAGCTCTTCATTTGTTGAATTTTCATATCCATTGTCACGTTTTTCAATAATGAATTCATCCAGGATCAGATATAAACTGTTTTCTTCAATTGAAGGGCAAAGATCAATAATTTTTTCTGCAAGAATTTTGTAAGCACTCATATGCTTGTCCACCTTACTAATAAAAGATACATCAGCATTTTCTCTCTTTATCTACAAAGCGACCAACCACAGCTCGGGCATCTTATACATCCCTCTTGGTGTTGGAGTTTCGTTCCGCATTCAGGACATGTATTCTGAATCAGTCTTTTGTGTCTTAATCGAATTCTCATTTTTTCACCCTTTTCATTAAATTCTGCACTGATTCAATCCTCTTGCATCAAATATGCACATTCACTTCCTGTGGCGATCTGTTCCAATATCTTTTTTAATTTTTCTTTTTCTGAGCTGCAACAAAGTATTTCATTTCGTGATGTTTGACCCTTGATCGTCATTGTCAGAACAAATTCGTCCCTAATTTTTACTATTTCCAATTCATTGACTAAATTTATGTTCACTGCTCTACTACCGTTATCCAAGATTACAAACATATTTTTCTCCTTTCTCTTCCTCATCTTTCGCATTATTCTTTATTTGGCGAAATAACTTCACTCCCATGATAATGGGGTAAATATTGTTTCTCCCTGTAATTTATCTTTGCAATAAACAAAAACACCTTTACCTAAATCCCCGAACAATCCATACACTTTCCAGTCACATGCTTTTCGGTTTACTTTTTCCCCACTATTACATTCGTAAGGGTTTGTTGAGATACCACCACATGCTGGACATCGGAATTTACTTTCACCAATGGATTCAGTCATCTTATCAACAGAATCAAAAACCTTCACCTTATCGCCTTTTATTTCAGGTTGTCTGCCATCTTGGTAGTAATTCATGTACCAGTAGTTGCGACTTTCTTCCCATGAATCAAGGACGTCCTCCCAATTTAACCCTAGTTTTTCGCCATAGTGTTTTGCTCTGTCGATAGTCCATTTGAACTTATCGCAATACTTGTGAAAACATGAATTATACCCTTCTTCCCCATACTTCCCGATGGATGGGTGTTCCATATTACATCCATCTGGGTTAAAACACCCACATGAACCCTTGCCGTTGCAATCTTTTTCTACTGCCATTTTTAGTTTTTCATATCCTATAATCATGGAAATTCTCCCTTCTAAGTTTCGTAATAGATTGATAATGTCAGGATTCCATGGCCTTGCGCAAATCTTCCTTGATGTAATAGTTGCAACCATATTTCTGAAACATCGCCTCGATGTCATGCCCGAAATGTTTCCAATCAATTTCTTTCGCACGGGCATCATAGTTCCAACGTCCGACCTTCCACAGGTCAACGATAGGATGAAGCAAACTCACATGCACCTTTGCGTCTATTGGAGAAATGACAGGTTCAAGGCTTACCCATGTTTGGATACCGGCTGCATTTGCAACGTCAATGGCACGTACTCGGTCATTTGAAAGTGCGGTATTTGGTTCCCACAATTTAGTGTCATCAATGGATAAAAACGTGAGAGTCGTGCCAAATGAATCGCCCGGCTTATATAGGTCAAAATCAGCACATGCGGCCGTCCCGCCCTTTGTTAATACCGTGAAATTCACATCATTCCTTGTCAGTATTTCAAGTGCCTTGCGTGTGGCTCCTGTCTTAACTGCTGATGGAGAATATGGATCGCAAGTGAAGCATAGCAAAACCTTCAACCCATTTAATTCCCCTCGTTTACACTGCGCTTCCAATGAATCAAGAACACCATCACGCACTTTGATTTCTCTATGAAAATCCTCTGGAGATTTTTTTAAAACCTTCGGAGCGTAACAGTAAGTACATCCGTGGTCGCATCCAGTATATAGGTTTAACGCCCTTTCGCAGTATTCTCTTGCCCTTCCTCTCGGCTCATATACAGGTCTAAACATATGACCTCTCTTTCCGTCGATACATCGACATAGATAGCTTAAATTGAATCCACTTTCCCCTTGAATTAGAAACCCCGAATATTACTAAAACATCTTCTCCCCCACATTAACTTTGTTATGCTCATGCAAATATAACCCTCTTGTATAAACCGTCGATCATCAAGAATATAATCAACCCGCCCATAAATCTGACGACCTGTAAAACACTTACTTTGATGATCCCAGTGGCTTAACACCAACAAATCTCCAACCTGGTAATTTCTATCGTTTTTTCTAATTTCAAATTTTTTCTTGCCTGATTCTATGTCTTCAAAAAATGGGGAAACTGTTTTTATTTTATGTTCTTTTCCCGTCATCCAGTTTTCAGGTTTCCACGCATCATTCGCACTACATGGATCACATGGTCCGTTTTTTAAATCAGTACTGATAAACATACATCCATGGCAACCATAGTTTTTATTCATATGAACACCCCCATCAAGAATCATTAATTGAACCAATAAGTCCCCCAGCCATTTCTTTTAACCTTATAATCCTTGTTTAAGGTTAACTCATTCCATAGGCTTAACTTAGCTTCAACTCTTACCTTTTTTTCTTTGTCAATTCCATCAATCCAATATTTTTCTTCACGCCGTGATTCTCTAAGAACATCCGAAACTATCGTTTCTATAGACCAATATGGCTTATGATCAATCCCAGTGGTAGTATCGTTGTGAGAAAATTTCCACCGCATAATTTCATAAGTGTATTTTGTATCGTAAACTGGTTGTGACGTGTATATCGCATCACCGTCAGAATCCGTCCCCGTTCTTACACTCCGGTATGTCCTGATTTCTGTATTTCTATCAATAATTCGAATCGCATCATATGGAACACTCCAGTCATCTTCAATGCATAACAAATACTTTTCATAATGGATAACTCTCTCCCAACCATAACCCTCCGCTTTAATTTTTATATTTGTTGGTAAGCTCATCAAGACTATCCCACCCACTATCAACAAAGCCAAAATGATAATTCCAATTAAATATCTGCATTTCATTTTTTTGCGATCTCCTTCATCCTCATCTGTTCCGGAGCTGCAGGCCTCAGATCTGTCACCCCACCACATTTGTGCGGCGGTACCCAATTTTAATTCTCCATGGCTTGACACCCCAGACACCATTTACAAAGCTTTTCCCATCTATCCAAATCAGGTCCAGTCATAAGCCACCTTTCTCATCCAGCAAAGGAGCATAAAGCAGTGAATGGCATACTATTACCTGGCATGTCCTCCCACTTTCCTTGCTTGTACCTCCATATCTGGCAAGTATCACTATTCATTCGGTAACAGATAGCAACTCCTTTTTTTCTGAACCGTCTCATTGCTTCATAACCAATGTCACCACTTCCGACAACCCCATAAGTCCATTTTGCATTCTTCATTTTAGTCCCTCCGAAATCCATTACCGGTCTTCATTTTCAAACTGTCTTGCAGCTGCCACTACATGCTTGTCCATCTCTTGACTAGCTTTCAAAATTACATCCTTATCACCAGATTCCATAGCTTTATATAGATCTTTTCTAGCTTGCTCCAACTCACACATATCATTATTACCTTTCTAATAATTTCTCTCCTTATTAAGCGATCAGCTGGCTCCTATGCTGTTTCAGTATATTGTTATCCTCACATACCATAGCCATCTCCAAAGCTGCCGAGACTGATTTTTGATAATCCAGCACATTCCCTGCAAAATACGAGACATTGCCCCGACTGAATCCATGGATGGATTGGTATGAATATGGGCTCCGCTCTACCGGAACATCCTTGTTGAAAATAGCCCACTGCCTCGGATATGACAGACAAAACATAATTTTTATCTGTATCCCGATATTCATGCTCATGACTTCTCCTCCATAGGTCCCCCAGTATTCATCTTTTCCGATGACAATGTCTCCTTTTTGCATCTATCTCACCACCATTTAGTCTTGTTGACGTTTTCCATCATAATCCCTAATGTTTTTTCCAATGCTCCAAGATACTTCATGGCTCCCGCTGGATCCACTTCCTTAATTTTACCGACTTGATTGATGAGTTTTTTGAATCCTTCAGCTGTCTGCTCATACAACACCTTGAATACCTGGATATCTTCATTAGCGCCTGTGGCTACTTTAAGTTGGAGCTCCTTGATCTGCTTGTCTCTTTCTTTCACCATATTTTTGGCAGTCTCAATTTCTATCTGCAGACGTCCTTTTTCTTTTTCAATCTCCAGTTTCAATTGCTCCTGTAACTCTGACCGGATTTTATTCTTTTCTTCCTCTGGATCCGCGTCATCATTCTCTTCTTCCTGTTTGGCTTGAACCTCTTCCAGTGCTTTTTCTAATTTCTTGACCTCTGATTCTAGGGATTTTAATTTTTTCTCTGCATCCGACTTTTCTTTTTCCACAGCTTTTTTGACTGCTTCATCGACTTTGGATGCTGTTGCTTTCAAGTCTAAATTTTTCAGAACAAGATCATCAATTTTCTTTTGGAAAGCAGCTGCTTGTTGCTCCGCTCCCTTGGCACGATCCTCCGATTCCTCTTTGGATCGGATAGCCTCCTTAAGTTCCCGGACAGATAGGTCATCAATCGGATGAGTTTCTATGTACTCAGGCCGCTCCTCTTCGGGGATAGCCATCAAGGCAATCGCTTTGCTGTATGTCAGGCGGTCATAAATTGGATGCTTTGTATTTCTTTCTTCAAGCATGGTGATCTGATCAGCTCCATACTCCTGGAATATTTTCATGAAATTATTGGCTGTGCTTTGACTGTATTCAACACTATCTAAGAGCCATCCGGTCCATTCACCATGTGGCAATAAGCTCTTAGCCTCCATCAGCCGGCGCCCAATCTCAATGGCATTATTCAATACAATTCTCTGTGTCTCCAGATGAATATGTCTTATCTCTGCAGCAATCAACTGTGGTGTCCTTTGAATCAGTAACTCACCCATTTATTTTTCTCCTTACACCGCTACTTTAATTTTTGTTTTCATCTCGAGTTTCTCATCTTGAAATGTTTTAATAAACGTCTGCAACTCTGTATGCATCATTTGTTCAGGGGTTTTATTCCCTTTGCTTCTCACCTGTGTGATTTGGTTTTTATGAACCTCCATTGTGTAGAATGGCTTTTCTGGCTCCGCTGTTTTTCGAACAAACAGAATGTCAGTCCCACCATTTGCATAATCATTAGCATACCTTCCGACACAGTGATTCAAGGCATTCCCCTCATCCATCAGTTCAATTGAGCTTTCTGCCGGACGAATAAAAAAGCCCCCATTTGAAAACGCATATTGCTTTCTTAGTTTCTTGACTCTGCCTTTTATTTTGATGTTCAAGGATTCATCAACTTTGATCTTGATTTGCCGAAGTGTATTCTGGTGTGCTGCATCGATGTCCTTTGGATAGAGGACACGTTCATCTCTCATGGCATATTGCAATTGAATGCAATCGTCGATATAGTCTTTCCAGGTACCTAGAATTGCATGTGCACTGTTAAACTTACTGCGTTGCTTTTGTTTTTCAATAAATTTATATGCTTTATCGAGTGATGCATATTTTAAAATAAATTGCAAAACATTCATATTATAATCAAACAGTTTTCCCATGCCCATAAGATTGGCAATTGATAGCTTTGATCCGGTTTTTTTCCCCATCTGAATCATTTTCAAGCCGTGAAAATCCAGGCTTATTTTGCTTTCCTTGATTTCTTTCAGGTCACCTCTGTTAAGTCGGAGTGCCTTAAAAATGGTTTTAGCGTTCCAATTCACACTATTGAATGTGTGATGACCCATTATTTTTTCTTCAATCATAGTTGTACCAACCGATTTTACCAGCTGCTCCACAATCGGATAATTGGCCAAAAGTGCAAAGTATTTAATAATGTTATCTTGTCTGCAAAACTTCACCCATAATGAATACTGAAATACAGTTCCAATTATTGCTCTTTCAATGCTTTCGATGGAACAATAGCATTTCATGTACTTTTCTTTCCGTGAATAAAGTGAAAATACACTGGATGTCACATAGAATCCTGTTGAATACCAGTTATACATCATCATAGTAGCTTCACCTGGAGAAAAAATATAACGTGCTTCTTCCGCGAACATTGTTTTAACATCCCGGTAGCTCCCGGAGTAATCTCTTTTTACTTCAATGCCTCTTGCCACTATAGTGTTGGCATCGCATTCGGATGGTTCAAAATATACGATGTATGCCCTGTCTATCAAGTTTTTCCTTGGTATGTTTTTATGTTTTACCAGACATTCGCTTAAACATACTGGGCAATGGTGTTGTGTGTTCTGTTTGGCGGTACCGAACCAGGTATATTGGTTGCAATGGGTACAGTATGCCATCCTGTTTTTCCCTTTACCCTCAATAACCAAATATCTACTTTCCTTTAGTGCAACATTATCCGCATAATCCACAAGACTCTTGCTGACTTTCTCATTAAAATGCTTCAAATATTCCGATACTGGCAATTTGGCTTTCTTGCTCATAACAAGTCCTCCAACCTCAAATCAAAATCTTCCGACGGTGCTTGTGTCCGAGCTACTGTTGGTGCTACAAATCTTGTTTCTGATACAGAGTTAATCCCGAAATGCTTGATCATGATTTCCATGGCTTTCTCGGGTGTCACCACAAAACTGTTCTTGCTTCTGTGATTGTCTTTGGCATATTTTTCGATCTCCTGGTACACTGATTTCAACCGTTTCCCGGCATCATACCCCTTAACAATCTGTCCATCACATTCTGGATCCTGCCTCAAATGTTCCAGTAACATTTCCCCAAGCGCCTGAATAACTGCATCGTCATGATTGTCCACCATCTCATCACGAATTTTGTCAATTGCCTGTTCCATAAGTACCTACCTTTCATCAAATTCCCAAACGTTTGGGATTATCAATCGTCATCAAACATGCTCATTTGGACATCTTTTTTCTTAATTAATTGGTAATCTTCTTTCTCTTTTCCGATGATGTACATCTGTTCAGTAACAGCTCCCTCAAAGTCCCGGCCTCCGCTCCACTTACTTTTCACCTTGTGGGATATGTGTGGTTCATCAACCACCACAACCTTGTCTTCAATCTCAATTCTGTCTTTTTTCATTTCAATGGTCAGTTTCAGGGTTACCTCCCCTTTTTCCTCACCATGTTCTTTCATACGTTCGAGTGTGGCATTGAGCATCATGTCAAAATCAACAATGACTCTATGTAACATTTCATCTCTGATACTAAGCATCTGACATACCTCCAAACACTTGTTTTCTTCTTAACTTTCGGATAATTGATTTACTTTGGCTTCTTGATCCGGTTGATAATATTCATATACCAGATCCGGAAGATCTCTCGAATCATAAGGTCTTCCATTTTTCATGATGAAGCTTTTGCAGATTCCTCTGCGTTCAAAACAGAATTTCATCCTGACGCAGTTCCAGCACGTGACATTGCTCTTTTGCAGCATGGTAGCCACCTCACCTTATTCTTGCTTTCATAACGATAATTGATCAGAATGCCATCATTCATTGTCTTCACTACTAGCCAATCTTTTGGGTCCAGGTGATAATAGGTCATCAGTTCTTTTTGTACCAAAGTAGGCCGTTTACCGTGTTTCATACTTCTCTCCTGTATTCCAATGTATTTAGTTTTTTATTTACCGACATTCAACCAGGTTTGATTCTTCCTGTTTCGCATGTAAGCCGCTTGCTTAATCTCATCATTGATAGTTTCCATCAGTTTTTGTTCACGCCTCTGCAGCTTACCAATCTTCTTTTTAATCCGTACATCCCTTCTCTGTTCTCTCCTCCTCAGTCGGCAAGCTGCTCTGGATTCCCATAGCTTGTCCATCTGATTTAGATATTTCTCATCTCCTCTGGTAAACCAACCTAGCCAGGCAATGTCTGCTATGTTCATTGCTATAGACAAAAGCGGATTTATAGTTTTTGTGATTGTGAGTCCAAAAATTAGAATCAATACGACAATAAAGACCAAACATAAAAAATTCGTACGTTTCATATAAGCAATCTCCTTTTCATCTTTTAACTTCAAGTTCATCCGTTTCTGTATGTTATAATTGTCATGTCTAAGCTAGATAGCCACTCCACGCTCATGCCCCCATTGGAAAGGGGGTGATTACCTTCTTTTTTTTCTTTTTCTTTTTCTTTCCGTCCGTCTTCTCTGAGCGCCTAAGACACGCTATGGAGAATCGCGGTATGGATACTGAATCTCTGTCATGTCAGGTCAACGTATCTCACATGACAGTAAAACGCTGGCTTCAAGGAACATTTGAACCTCGACATAAGAACATGTTAAAACTTACTCGCACTCTTAACATTTCCGCCAACTCTCTCTGCGGAATGAAAGAATAAATCTTGAATTTTGTATGGGGCTTCTGCGTGAAGCGGCTATCTAGCTTAGACATTTCTTCTCCTCTGCCGGATCTCGCTCCGGCCTGTGATAATGTTTTTTCTATCTCAACGCCCTCTGGAGCTTTATTTTCTCTTCCTTATACGCTTTTTGTGTGGCCAGAATGGCTTCTTTGCAATCAGGATAATTCGTTTCAAATGTTACATGTCCGAACCTGACCTTGAACCAACCCGCTCCTTTCTCCTCCACCCAAAACTCACCACACTGGCTTGTCCATAATCTTTTCATACTGTCTTTTTTCATCCAGCCCACCCACCTATTTCATCAATCCTTGGTGCCAACTTATGTATCAGATCCAATTTTCGTTTCGTGTGCCTTTTGTTCTCAGTTTCATTCAGCTGCCGAACAAGGCAAAATTCATGTGATATTAGGGCTTGTGAGATTTCAAATAGCTCATCTTCTGTTAGCTCAACGGTATACATTTTTGTTTCACCAATCATGCTTCAGTAACTCCTTTCCGATCCGCTCCGGATCATTAAAATTAATCATGATAAGCCTTCGATTCTATCCATTCTTGGACTTCTGACACTTTGACCAAGAAGTCCCTACAGTTCGGTTTGTAAGCCTTCAACTCCCCATTGTGAATAGCTTTATAAATAGCATCCCTCCCTACACTGAAATACTCAGCTGCAGGTTTAACTTTCAGGAATGTCTTTAGCATGGTACTCATGCTGTTTTCACACACTTTGGGGACAAGAAGGTATCAACCGGCAAACCGAGAGCAGTGCAAATTGTTTCATATTCATCAATTTGCATTTTTCTCTTTCCCGTTAACATTAAATTAAGTTTGGGAAGGCTTATTTTGGCTGATAAAGATAGCTCTGTTTGCGATATCCCATTACGTTTAAGATATTCTCTAATTCTCTGACCTACCATATGTGATCCCTCTCGTTTCTTCCGTATATTTCGTCATATTCGGAATTAGTTCTCTGTATTTCGATATATTCGAACATGATAATCATATATTACCGTTTTCGAAATGTCAATGTAATATTTCGAATACATCGAAATTATTTATTTACAAAATCGAAATGCCGATATATAATAAGACCAGATTGATAGGAATGAGGATTGTGATGGATAAAAAAATAGGTTCAATATTGCGAGATGCCAGAAACAATAAGAAACTAACTCAAAAGCAATTGGCAAAATTAATAAATGCTAAACATAACTCTATCAGCGATTGGGAGCTTGATAAGAATAGACCTGATATGGATAAACTTGATCTTTTAATAAAAACTTTAGATATAGATTCAAATTTAATATTTGAAAGGAATATTAAAAGGATCGCTGAGGCGGATGCTAATACTCTGGTTAATATAATTATGAATAATGAAAAAATACAAAACGTTATTCCCTCATTAAATGAGCTGAAGGATGGTGATATGAATATTGTCTTAGACCTTATTAAAAGACTGAAAGGATGATTTTATGGATGTCAGAGAGTACAAAGAAGGAAAAAAGACACTGTTTTCCGCTCGGTTTTGGTATTATAAGAACCGTACTAAATGTAGCAAGTACAAGCAGGGTTTTATAAAGAAGGGAGATGCAGAGGCATGGTGTGTAAATACTAAGAGAGAGCTTGAAGGCCTTTTACTCGGATCAGACAAGATGACTTTACGTGATTTTTTTACCAGGTGGATGAACACTAAAAAAAATAAACTTTCCCCCACGACCTACAGAGGATACACAGTAAATATTAAGCATATCAATGAAGTTCTTGGGAACACATACCTACATGATTTGAAACTTATGGATATCCAAGAGATGATCGATGAACTGTCCAATGGTGATAAAAAGAAAAAACGCAAACCAATGAAATATCGAACTGTGAAATATGTTCACCGGACCTTACATGCAGCACTCGAATATGCTGTGAAATCTGAGTATGTCACAAAAAACGTAAGCAATGGAATAGAAATTATGGAAGATGCTGAAAATTTCAAGGCCACAGTATATGATATTGACACATTACGAGAAATGCTTGAACTGCTTCGAAGGATGGATAGTTTCTTATACCCAATGGTCCTTTTGGCATCTATGCGTGGATTAAGGCGCGGAGAATGTCTTGGACTGAGCTGGGCTGATATTGATTTTGATCTTGGTATAGCTCATATCAAAAATAATTATGTTGTTGTTGATAAAGTTGGATACCACAGGAAGGTAAAAACAAAAGAATCTGACCGTAAAGCCGATATTTCTGGATATATAGCCGATGAATTGAAAGCATATAAGGAAAAGAAAAATAAAGAAGGCATTATTCAGACTTATATCATGGGTGATGCATCAGGAAAGTTACCCGAACCTTCTCACATATCAAGAGCATTGAACAATTTTCAACGGGCCAACGCATTCCCTTTATGTCGGTTTCATGACCTCCGGCATACCTTCGCTGTTCTACAGCTTGAGCATGGAACAGATCTTGATACACTAAGACGACTACTCGGACATAGTAAAATTGCAGTTACCTCAGACTTATATTTACAGGAAAATATTGTAATGATAAAGAAGGCCAGCAACGTTCTGGACATGGCTGTTTTTCACAAAAATGATGCTAGTCACAATAATGTCACAATTGAAACCGAAAAAGAAGCAAAATAGCGGGCCATACGTTACCCGTACGACCCGCTATTTCACTGGCGGAGAGAGAGAGATTCGAACTCTCGGAACCTTTAACAGTTCACACGATTTCCAGTCGCAAATCGAAATGTTCCGAATCTTTCGAAATCTAACTGTGTTGTAGTTATATCAAGGCCTGCAATGGCGTCGTTAATCTCAAACAGGCTCCATTGCAGGCCTTGATTTTTATATTGTTGTCACAATTTTGTCACAATCAATAATTGCCTTAACTACAGCAATAAGATTTTTTGATTGGCTTTTTTGCTCAATAATTTTGCACACAAGATCAATATAATATTTATCTTTTAAATAATCTTTACTCAATATTGTTATTAATTCAGATATAGCAATTCGGATATCCTTATTCAGTTCTTCACATGCAAACATAAATACTCCTTTAATAGAAAAGTATTTCAATTGTCTTTTTGTGCTTTTTAAACCATATCATTCGGATTATTGACTATAAATTATTGCATGCTAAGAGTTGCTATGTTACTATAATGACGAATGTACAAGAAAATAAAATTTGCTTCTTAGCTAACTTCAGTTGTAACATAACGCCCCAAAAAAAGCAGCCATGGCCAAATGGTTGCTTTTCTATTTTCGGCATGCCACATATCACCTCCACAGAAATTGAAGAAGGTTATCTCAGTGTACTACTGTACTACCCCCTTAATATTAAAAACCGCGTCAACTACTTCCTATCTCTGTAAATCATTATAAATGGTGTCGAATTATATGTAAAGATGGATCTATGTCGGTTTTCGCCGACATGGTCATAGGGAATTGTGCAGTAATTTACCATATAAAAAGTTCATATCAGCGTTAAACAATCCAGCTATTTTCAGCATTATTGAATGACTTGGGAATGATCGTCCCTTCTCAAAATCGATGATGGTTCCCCGGTGAACGTCAATCCTTTCTGCAACATAGCTTTGCGAGTATCTGAAATGTAGACGTAACATTTTTAGAATTTCACCGAAGTTTTGAGTAAAGAAAATTTCCCTCATGTACTGTTGTACTTTGAAAACTGTTTCTACTTGGAGTATCATTCGGGACAAATCATCTGATTTTTCTACATACCCCTGTATATCAAGACCTTTTATCGTTTCCACAAGCGGTACTATATCAGAGTTGCTCGTTAACATGATCGTATAAATATTAGAGAATTTTCTTATTCCTCGAAGAACCTCATCACCGTTCATTTCAGGCATAATATAGTCGAGTATCAGCAAATCGTAATCGTTTCTTTTGATTAATTTTATACATTCAAGTCCATTATTGACTGTTTTGACAATGAATCCTCGATTCTTTAACAGTGCCTTAATAACTTTTGTTGTTGCAATGCTGTCATCACAACATATAATTTTTCCGTTGTTCTCTTCGATTTTCATATGTAATCCCTCCGGTATTATGTATACCCATATATCTCACGTTAAATCGTTTACCGTATTATTATTACGTTATTCGTTTTATTATTACGCATTAGAGACCAATAATCTCGAATTTTGATAATGTTATGCTGGAGGCGATTATAGCATGAGAGCAGTGAAATTACATCTATCGGAGATATTAGGCCGATTAAGGATTAATCAAACAGAACTATCACAAATGACCGGCATCAGAACTGCAACGATCAACGGTTTGTATCATGAGATGGCAACATCTATAAAATTCGAACATATTGAAAAAATATGTGATGCTTTGGGTTGCACTGCGGCTGATCTAATTGAATATATTCCAAAAGACAAACTTTGACATGTCAAAAATTATATGATCATAATTGCATAAAACATAATATAATAACAAAGGAGATTATAATGGCAATTTCACCCCTTATTTTTCATTTTTATAAAACAATCGAAACTCCCGACAACCTTAAAAACAAACTCCTTCCAGGCGAGAAAGAAATCCTAACCTTAAAGACGTTTAGGGATGCTGCCGTGTTTACAGATAAGAGAGTGTTGATCGCCGACAAGCAAGGGCTTACCGGATCAAAAATTCAATATACCACAATCCCTTATAAAAGCATTGTCATGTATGCTATTGAAACCGCAGGGACGCTTGATTTCGATGCCGAGATAAAGCTCTATTTGAGTGGCGGTATATATTGTGAGTTTACCGTCATGAAAGGTCCTCAGATAACAGAACTGCTCAAAAATATCAGTAATATATTGACACAGTACGTTGTAACGTGACTTTGCTTGATGGAACAGACAATAATGGTATATCATATATACCCTGGTATGACCGGGGTATTTTTATGTCTCCAAATCTTTTGCAATCAGATCATTGATATATGCATTCAGGCTTTTGCCCATTTTTTCCGCATGGATTATAAGCGGTTCTTTTTGCCCCTTCGGTACTCTAATTTTTATCTCATCTGTTTTTTCTTTGATGTATTTCTCACTAGCCTTTAATTGAGCCTTGCTTGCCATTTTTTCACCCTATTACAGCATATCATTAAATTTTATATGGGTACATATACAAACTGTACAAATATGGGTACATATATTTGTTGATAATGCCTATATTTATATATGGGTACATATATTATAATTAAAACATAGACACCGACAGTCAATAGATGGCGGGTGATGGAGGATTTTAAGATGGCGCAACTTTATAAGTATCAAGGAACAATATCTCAATTCAGTTTTAATGATAATGGTTGTGGGATGATGGATATGGTTTTGTGCGATATTGGTGATTGGGACAAAGCTCCTGTTCGTGTTACAGCCTATAGTGCTATTGCCAAGTACCTTTATGAAATTGAAATGACAGACGCAGAGGAACGTTATATAAAATCAGACTGGTATTATGACAGAAATCTTTTTTTACATAGAATCGAAATTCCAACTCTTGACGGTGGTATCGCAAAAATCATCACATCATCGGACTTTCTATCTTCCGAATTAGCCGTTTTCGGACCACAAGAATATCTTGACACAAATTCTCCCGAACAAATGAACCAAGAGCAGAGTAAAGCATGGTATGAATATCGATTTAACCATTAATACGATAGCCAGCTGGGGCATTGTACCGGCGAAGGAGGCTTTTATGAATAGAATTGATTTATTTCAAGAACTATCAATTATTGATATCGACAATATGGATTATAAAACACTCGATTTCGCACTAGCGTACGGTTTTGCTGAAAAATATGATTCATCATTAGATTTGTTTAAAGAATATGACGCTGCATCAACTAACGATTTTAATGCAATCAAATCTACAAACGGACCCCTTTATGTTATTCTTAATACAGGTTACTCATATACTCCGGTTATTAATGAACGCCTTGAGTTTGTGGGTAATCTCGATTAATGGAAGCAATTGATAAATTATTGAGAAAATAAAATCACCCGGTTCATTTAAGAATCCGGGTGATAAAACCATTAGGGCTATACTAAATTAGCAATAGATCTTTTGCCATTTGTTCCTTAGCCGTTATTCTTGCTTCTAGTTTTTCTCTATCTGTCCGTAATGCTTCCACGTCAAGCCTAAGTCCTTCATTTTCCTTGATAAGTAATTTCATCTTATCAGCGTCAGAAAGAATAATCAGTCCGAAGTAATCAAGAACAGCATAAGCACATTCACGCCCAAGGGCTTCTATGTTGTCTAATAGCCATTGTACAGATGACGCATTGTCGTGAAAATCCATCTCTACCAGTGCGCAAGGTGCGTGAGTATAAGCAGGTTCATATAGTGGTTTTCCACCTTCTAACCATGCGTAAGATTCTCTTATTCCTAAGTCTGCCCACGGAGTCAAGGCAGATATCCTGGAATACAATATGTTTGCAAACTTCTCAGCTTGTCCGCCTTTTTTATGAATCATCACGAGTGAACCTTGCTGAGTGCCTTTAAAAGCGTTCGTATGAACGGCAAGATGTAGATCAACATTACAGTTGTTGGAGTGTTCCACAACTTCCCTGAGTGTCATTGTCGGCTTATTCCTGAATACTGTTACACCATGAGCTTCAAGAATCTTTTGTGCGGCATCTACTACCAAATTACAGAACGCTTCTTCCGTTCCATAATTCAGTTTTCCGATATTTCCTTCCTGAGTTGAAGGTGATAAGTATACTTTAGACACTTGGATCACCTCCCAATGTAACTGCAGCATCAGTAAGTTTTACCAATTTCCCGGCATTGTCACGCATCAGACCAAATGCTTTTTGCAGCCAGCTTGGAGCCGGAACACCTATCTGTAATACATTTTGAATTGTAGAAAAACCTTCTGTTCCAATTAAATAAATACAGACAGCCACTCCAAATATACCAGTAAAACCAAGTGCCGGATATCCCATGCTTGCTAAGTAAAAAATTAAAAAATCGATGACAAACCCAAGTGCAACAACAAACCCATATGATAATTTCTTGACTACTCCTTTGAGTGCTTTCTCCAACGAAAAGCCACCATTCAGAAGTCCGTTGATGATTCCTGTTAAATAGTCAAGAATCAAAACCCCCAATAATATGATAAACACCTCATTCATGGCATCCCTGAAATAAGATAGAACCACGCAACACAGCCCTAAAAATGTTTTTGTTCCTGCATTTTGAATCAATTCCATGACATTGTACCCCCCTTATGATTTTATAATTTTCTGAGTATGCCTATGGCATTCCCCGAAGAAAGTGTTATTGCTGATAACCTTACAGGTATTGAAGCACTAATAGATCCAAGAGCAGTCAGATTTGCATGTGTCTTAGTATCAATAGGTGTATAAGCTGATACTGCTATGCTTCCATCAGTTGGAATGATGGCACAAAAATAATGACCCGTTGGAGCTGTTGTATTGGCACTTGCTATAATCTCCTTTGTCCCGAATTCCCCCATAGCAGCATCGGACCAATCTTCACGTTTTGGCATTATATTTACATCCTTTCATGGTAGTTTGTAATTTCTTATATTTTCATAATATCATGAGCTGGTTGACAACCCTGATATGCGAAAAGCCACCCCGCTCCCAGGGTGGCTTCATGATTTATTGATTCGTGGTTATATCGGTCTATTGTGTACTATATCCCTTTGCTTACAATAGCTTGTATGTTTACTTGTGATAGTTCTGACGGACAGAATAGAATGCTATTTAACCCACCATTGTAATACGGGTATGGGTTATGGTCATAATACCCTGCACCAATCATCAACTTATTTGTTGATGTTCCTCTTGTTCCAGTAAGAGTAGCTGTTGACGCTTGTAAAACTCCATTGATATACATTTTGATTACTTTTGTTGTACCATTATAGGTTATGGCTACTTTTACACTCGTTCCCTCTGTAAATTCAGAATCCGATTGTACTGTAAACGTTGCCCCAGCAGTGTTCCGCATATAAGCAAGTATTTTACCGCCAAGACTAGATCGGCTTTCGACTCCAAATAGTCCAGTTGTTCCACCTTCTGCCCTATCTACGCCAATCCATGCCCTCTGATCAACGCCCGATATCTTTGGAGATATTATTCTTGTGTATACAGTGAAGCTGTCAGGAAGTACAAAATCACTGGCCGATAACCCTTTATCATTATCACCACCAAATTTCAGATATGGATTATCTACATCATACGTATTCCATCCACTTAATGATGTGCCAGCAAATCCAGTTAGACTAAAATCATTATCTCCAATTAAGTCTGACCATGTTGTTAATAGCGGGCTGTTCAATGGTAATCCGACCCCATCAGCTTTTAAACCATCTAAATATAATGTACAGCCGAGTGACTGTACAAGTTCTAACCGTGTCTGTCCTTCAGGCACAAAAATAGTATTTGCAGCAGGAATGATGCCGTATCTTGTGAGCAAACTCATATTCCACCTACTCTTTCATAGATCCCACCAACAGCCACTCGTTTTCACCTATTTTAATAAGTACACATGTGGAATATTTGTGGGACAACCTGAAATAACTATTCTCGTTTCGCAAAAGAACTCCGGCAGATTCGGATACAAAGGATACCTCACCATCTGTAAGTCTCGAAAATGGGATTTCTGTATATATAGGGATTGGTGCTGTAGTGTGCAATGGAACTGTAATAACTGCTGTTGCCTTACAATCTTGCACACTCCACATATCATTTGCGGTCAGGGTTTTGTTGCCAATAACATCAATGTGTGTTGGTTTTTTAACATAATATTTTTCAATGTCTTTAACCGTTTGAGCAACTGAATTTGTTCCTTTGATACCATACATATACTTTAAGTTTGTTTTTCCAGCCTCATTTGTTTTAAGATCATAAAAGAATGAATGCACTCCACCATATGTATCAATACAAGCTCCATGATATCCACAATCATATGCGGACAAATTCACTTCTGCCGCATAATGCCCCAAAATAACAGGCGTTTGCCAATTATCTTTTTCGGCATCTTCATATGTTGCCATAGATTGATAGATCCTTCCATGTCCTTCACTTCCCCATATATATCGTGATCCCCATATTAATTCAAGATATCCTTCCGATTTATGTTCGATCACGGCTGGAGGATAGTTTGCTGTACAATCAGTGAGTGTAAGGCTTGCCACTTGTCTACTCCATGTCAAGCCTTGGTCATCACTGAATGAATAAAGCACAGGTTCGACGTTTGCGTATAAGTTGGCGTTCATGCTTGCCCGAAGCATTGCCATGATTCGTTTGTTTGGTAATTCAATAAATCTCGGTTCGTGTGGTGTTGCTCCTGTATAGCTGGCATGTCTTGGTATTTCTGCAATAGTTGACGTCCATGTAACACCCATATCATCCGATCTCATAACATATGTGTGATATCCTTGTATACCAAGCCCACATATAAGTCTACCACTCGATAATTGATATAATCCTGCACACTGATCTTGGTAAGTGCCGACAGAAGGAGAAACAAGCAAATCCCAATTAGTCCAGTTTGCACCCTGATCTGTGCTTTTAAGACAAATATATTTTTCGACTGTCATTCCGTTGGTTTGCCTTGCAATTACAAACCAATCGCCATTCAACATTCTTATGGCACTGGTAGTCCCGATTTTTCGGTTAGATGCTGAATAAACCAATGTATGTTCTGATGGAATTAGTGTTTTTGGATCAAAAGTTCTGTGCCTCAGGACACCAACCCCACCGACATGTGAATCTTGGTCATTGTGGAATAGGACGATTTTATCAATTACAGGATCGTAGAAACAATTGTTTGGAACATGTGAACAATATTCTGCATCTGTAGCAAAGGCTGCTCCCATGAATGATAAATTTGTCATTGCAATTTCTGCACCATAAATACTTGATTTTTTTAGTTTTTCTACACTCATATAACCCCCTACATTTTATAAATTTCAACCTTTGTTCCGTTTGCCATGCCCCACTGTGATGTCGCATTAGTGTACTTAAATATCAATGTATTAATATTCTCATTTTTAGCTGAAGGAACAATAAGTTTTCTCCTATCAACTGCAACATTATACTGACCAGCATTTGCATTCACTTTTGCCAAATATGTATCATACAAAAGAAACAGTTCATTGCTAAAATCAATTTCAATAGTAGACCGTGAAAAAATGCTCCCCATGCAAGGGTAGTTAACCACTTGTAATGTTGCCGATGCTTCCTTTATTGCCGATCCAGTTACAGCATTTACCTGAAATATTGCCGTTGCGAAATCACCCAATGATCTACCACAGATAAGCACTTTATATTTTTTGGCATCAGGTATACTTGTGATCGTTACATCACCGGGGAAAACTTCAAAGTGCCATTTTGTCAGATCAAGCGTGGCGTTTGTGGTTAGGTCAATGGCAGCTCCACCAGCTGTTAATGATAGTTGAAATGTATTATCAGTCTTGTTAACGACATAATAAACACCTGCAAAATTGGTGATTGGTGTTTGATAGTATGTTGGTGGGTAAGCATTCGTTGAAATAACAACATTTGTATTTAATGTCGGTCCAATTTTATCACCATTTACCAACCCGTGCGCTACGCTTGTGAAAGTATCAGTGCCTACATCAACAGCACTGACAACAACTTCTCTATTCCCTGAATGAGTATATGTAACAACAGGAGTAGTCGTATCGATCCCACCGCCGGCTATGGTTACTTTCGTTGTATTACTTCCTTCTTCGTCAGTTACTGTTACCCCTGCGCCAACAAAGTTTAAATTTGTTCTTGCAGTTAATCCAATTCCTTCGTCCTGTATTGTGTGTCCACTTCCACCACCTTCACCACTGGATGCAATTGTTATGTCTACTTCTCCGTTTCCTGCATCGTCAGTTACTGTGATGGTGACATTGGCTCCTTCGATTAAATTTATTCCTGCTCTGGTTCCAATTGTAGTTCCTGCTTTTTTTACGATAATATTGCTGACTATTGCAGATGCCTTGTAATATATTGCCGTTACTGCTGTACCAGCAGGAACGCCACTTGTTGTTGTAGCTTGATTTTTTTCAGCATTAAGATTATATCCATCAGTCAAATCTTGCTGAACCTTATCCACATAAAACAGGAAGATGTCACCGTCTGTATCGGTCAACGGGAACACGGTTTGTCCTGCCGTTGCAACAAATGTTTCAGATTGGATATTCCCAGCTACAGGGTTTCCAACGCCATTATACAATTCTGCCATATTTTCATTCAATTTTGTCCTGATTTGCAACCCAGTATCACCATTATTTAAAACCTGTTTTGCCATGGTCTACACCTCCGTCCATGTTCTTGTATCATCCCATATCCCTGCGTCATCCCATATGCCTAAAGTGGTCAGCACCCAGCCAGTGGTAGATTGGACAACTTGATGCATCATCCCCATAAGTCTTAACCCAAGTGTAAAGATCATATCCTCACCAACTTTCGCCTAATAAACCTTGTTACACGTATGTAATTCTCTTGTTTCATCATATCACGGGCAGGTTGACAGCTCATTCGTCTTCATTCAGGATCATTTTTATATGAAATACTTTCTTCTGATATCCAGCATCTCCCCACAGGTCCTCCTTGAGCGAATGGTTGTCCGCCAATGCAAGCATTGAGTTATAATCTGTCTTAATGTTCTTCCTCACCCGGCGCCAATCCACCTCAGCGAAGCGATCACTGGTCAGAGACATAATAAATACTGGTGTGTTCCGCTCCTCGCTGAATACCCATATTCGAATCTTCTGTACATTCGGATAATCCTGCAACCTCTGAACAAGCCGGGATGTATTCAAACATATTTTTGTGATACCCTTTTTGGGCTCTGAGAGTCCTCCGGTGAGAACAAGTACATCGATTGAATTTGTACTTGTTTTTATTTCTACCACCTCACGGCCAAGTGCTGAACCGGCTATACGTTTGATGCATTCACTCTCATCTGGAGGAGGCTGCGCGATATACGGAATCAGTCCCTGAAAGAGTATTGCCACGATGAAGACTACAGCCGCTATAAATACTTTTTTCATCTTATTACCTCCTCACACAAGACCGTATGACTGCAGGGCATTGCATAAATTTAATACCGTTGTCCTTAAATTTGTAACATCAGTTTTTAGTGAATTTATTAGCGTAACTTCATTGGAACTATACGTTGTATCCGCTGTCCCGGTAGCCGTGATCGCTGATGGATCTGATACTGATGTCTTACTGGTCATGCTAGTCCCAAAAAAACCAACTCTGCAGGTTGACCCCAGCTGAAAATCTCCAGCACTCGGAACCGATAACAATCCGTTGACGGTTAATGTCCCATTGATGGTTGTTGCACCCAATCCTGGTGTTACTTCGAAGTTTATTTTACCAAGGATGATATAAGTGCCGGATACGTATGCCATCAGAACCCTGTCATTGACAACCGGCTTATAGCTTGATAGATAGCTGTACTGTTTTTCAGACGCAGCACCTTCGCCATCAAATGATACTTTTGCCGTACTGTTTGCAAACAAAGCCGAAACTTTACCCATCTTAAAATTAGGCGGAGACTCGATATTCCGCGCCTGCTTCAATACCTCGACCGCACCTGGTATCTCGTTCATATTTTTATAATCCTCCTGGCTTCATGCTGCATCTTGCCACCTGCTGATAGGTCAAGCCTCCACGACATTTCTGTATATTTCGATGCAATCCCTAATGCTGAATGTTCACAAAACAAGGTATCAAGATACCCATGGTGTGGCATGACCGCTGTGTTAAAAACAAAGCGACCATAAACCTGTGATGCTTCAAAAGCAATCCTCTTGACGTAGGCATCCAGTGTTGTTTGATCAGCGATATCGTCAATTGTGTCATAATCAACGATAGAGCGACCCCTATTGATTGTGCTGGTCGGTGAGGTTGACAGACTATTCGTATAGGTTCCAATCAGGGATACTTTTTCAGGATTTGAGGCTATCCTCGTCCACACGTTTGGGACTGCAAACAAATCCAGTTCATCGATAGATCCCGGAAGAATGACAGACATTTCATTTGTCCGGTATTCGTAGTCAGCTTCCTGCAGGCTCGGCTCCTGGTATGGTGATGCCACCGCATAACCATTCTCATCGAAGGTTATTGGATTGTAATTAATCTCAATTAGCAATATATTGATGGCTTCCAGCTTTGTTGTACCAGGATCGAACTCCTTATCTGCCGAAAGTGCCAGTGAAGAAGCAGTGATATTAATCTTCCAAAGTCCTGCACTTTCAAGGATTGTTTCGATGGCTGCTGTGTAGAGTGTCGTCTTTATGATTCGGTACCTAGTGGTGAACTTATCCTCTTTTAAGATTAACGACCTGTCATAGGCCTCAATTGATCGGGTGACACGTCCTGATCCATGAGCGCGCGATGGTGATGACAATAAAAACACACCCAGTGGCCACTCGATCCATGCACCATCGGGCATTTTTAGCCGGTAATATGGTTGGACCATATCCTTAAGCCAGTTGACGTCCTGCGCTTCTGTTTCTTTAACAATGAAATTGGCTGTCCTCGTGATCTCCGCTTGACTGTTTTGGACGACTGATCCGCCCGGCTCTGCTGTCAGTTCTCCCAGCTCCACCCCGTTAGAGTTTAATAAGGCAAGCCGGAAAGAAATATTCCGGCTGCCGTACTTTCCATGAAGAGTGTCCATCACTTGTTGTTTGGAGTAACCACCTATTGCAAGATCCAACATCAGACAGTTACCTCCTCATCGTAGTCCACACCGGTTATGGTGATGGGGACCGTGAATCCGAATACAGTATCAGTAGTAATCCCGAGGGTCACCGTACCGTAAAGCTTACGCCCTTTTCGATCCCTGAACAATACGACCTGCCTCATGTCTGCAATCGCTTCCAGAACTTCAATTTCGGCGTAGGTTGAAAAGTAATAAGTGGCTGCAGTGACAACATCCTCAAACCCAGAGAACTCTTGTACCGCCCGTGAACGGCCTAAATAATAAGTAGCTGTTGACGCTTGGCTTTTCCTGCTCGACTTCCCTCCGGTGATTTCCGCGCTGGTTGTCAATGCAATTTTTGTACTTGGAGATGATGCCAGCGAAAGGTAATCTGACACCAAGGATGCTACCCTTGAATTGTGGGCGCTGTCTGCAAAAGAGGTTGCCGTCACTCCACGGATAAAGTATTCATAAGATTTCCCATGTGCCACTGATCGGTCTGTATATGCTCCTGTAATGATCGCAATTGGGATAGTGTCTCTGTATAATATTGCTGACGCGTAAGCTGACAAACTACCTGGTGTGATCACGATGCCATCGTCTGCACCTGATAATGTCAATGTAGGCGCTGCAGGTTCTGTGGTGGATATAACGTGGCTGAGTGTTCCCCATGCGCTCCAGATATCATATTGATTTTTATACCTAGCTTGGATGGTATAGGTACCATCAATTAGAAATGCCTTTACATCGTGTGTCCTGGTAGTCATACCGACAAGTACGCCAGAATCATAGACAACCGTTGCGCCAGAGAGTGCTTGAAGCTGGTAGACCTGTTGATCTGCATCCGAAGTCCACGATACAACTGGTCTGCTTATATTTGTAGCTGAAACTACCGGAGTTGTGGGAGCTGCAATCGAATAAAAAACAGCATTGCTGCTATAGCCTGAAACCTCGTCGTATTCATTGACAGTCTGGACTCTCCAGTAAATGTTTCCTGCCGGGAGAGTATTGGCTGGCATGTCATAATATTGATTTTCGGTTGTTTGGGAGATTGTATTCCAGGTAGCCCCATCGGTTGACCATTGAACCGAGAATCCTTTTTGGGTACCACCCACTGTAGAGATATATAACCATGCCAGCCGGATGATATCGCTGGAAACTTCATATGATCCGGTTGGCGTAAGCCCTGTTGATGGGCTTGGCGGAACGTCCTCATAGGTAACTTCTACATATGGCGCGTTTGACCCAGCTTCATTTGATATAAAATTCCATAAGTTTGCTTGATAAGCGGTGTCTAAATCAGGTTTCTGTCCTACAGCAAGTGTGCTTGTGTTTATCATTGCAAAACCAGTAATTAATATCTCGTTCCATCCTACTGTAGTCATCACAGTCGTGTTGCCCGATACCATAGCAGGACCACCAAATGAATTAAAATTTAACGTCGCCAAATTTAAAGCGTCGTACTGAGAACCCGTTTGAAAAGATATTCCATTCCCGCTACCTATAACACTTGACAAATACAGCTTTAATTTCGAGGAAACCTCCCTTTTACGTGCGGGTAATCCCGATTTTGTGAATCGCAAAAATGCAGTATATCGACGTTTATCTGACCAGCCAGTAAGGTATGAATACCCTCCAATTACAATCGGATTATTGCCCCCATACGCGAGGTTTGGGTTGTCAGCATCAATATAAGTATCACCGGCGCATAAATAATTAATAACGTGTGTTGCCACTTACCCTATCACCACCGTTCCTGCCCGTCGGGCTTGCCGTAGGCCTTCAAATGTGTCAATGATCTGTTGGACTTGTCCCACCTTATCCATGCTGACATTAAGGATGAAAGTATCCCCGCCCGTCATGCTTCTTGATTGACTGGCTGTATAGACTTGAGATCCGGATGGCAGATCTACAATCTCAGGGCCTTCTTCACCGACCAAAGCGCGTCCTCCTCTGCTGTAGCTTGTGCCTGACGCATAGCGTGACGTCGTTGCGCTGCTGATACTTGATGTCACTGAGCTGACCCCGGAGCCGATGGCAGCAAACGTCCGCTGCATTTCACCACTCTTACCGGATAATACCGCGATAGCCGCGACCACCGCCACCAGGGCTGCTGCTATGCCGATGATGATGGCGGTCGTCCTAATCATTGCCGGGTTCATCGCTGATGCCAGATTCATGATTCCACTAACCCCGGTAGATATTTTACCGACTAAAATCAACATGGGCCCAATGGTTGCCACCAGCAACGCGACAGTTGTAACGACTCCCTGCAAAGCTGGTGACAGATTTGTAAACCACGTAACCAGCCCTTCTATCCGCTCTGTAAATTTCTGGAGTTTCGGAATTCCTGATTCCTGGATAAATGTCATCAATTTTTCAACGATCGGCAGAAACTTCTCGCCGATCTGCATGGTGGCCATGGAAAACTGCAATTTGATCGTATCCCACTTGTCACCAAACTCACGCGCCTTATTGATGTCCTCATCCGACATAACCAGTCCGAGCTTCTCCGCTTGTTCCTTCAACCGTTTGACTTCATCTCCGCCGGCTTCAAGGATTGGTGCTATTTCCTGCCAGGACTTACCGAACAGGGTAGCTGCCATTACATTACGCTGGGACTCGTTGTGCATCTTGGACAGTTTCTCTATTGTCTCTGTATAAATATCATTGAGCGGCAGCATCTGTCCATGGACGTCTTTGGTTGCAACATGGAGTTTTTTCAGCGTTTCATATGCTGTTCCGCTTTCAGAATCGAGGCCTTTCATTTTGGTAGTGAATGCCGACATACTAGTTTGAATGGAATCAAAACTGACATCCAGTTGATTCGTGACATACTTCCATTCCTGAAGTGATTGCATACTCATTCCGGTCTTTTCTGACATGACACCAATTTCGTCTGCAAATTCTGACAAGGACTCTATGCTCTTTGCGATAGCGGCGCCCATGGCCACCATCGGTACGGTGATCCCCGCGGTCAGCCCTTCACCTACTTTATTAGTCATATCTCCGATTTTATCAAACTTATCTGAGGTTTCCTTCAGCGATTTTTGTATATCCTCCCATGATTTTTTTTGCTTCTTGACCTTTTCCCCTAGTGCCTCTGTGGCTTTTGCAGCGGCCTCCTCGGCATCGGTCAGGTCATTAAAGTTGGCGAGAGAATCCTCCATAACATCGTTGACCTCTTTTTGCATGGATGCCAGCTTTGTTTGGGCATTATATAATTTGACTTGAGCATCATCAGTGGCTTTTACCGCCTGCGCGTTTTTATCGGACATTTTATTAAGCGCTTCGTATTTTGCGTTCAGCTCCTCGACGACTTTTTTTTGCAAGTCCATTTTTCCCGCTAACAGATTATACCTTGAACTTAAGTCATCAACGCCATAACCGCTAGCTTCTATAACGGCTTTTTGACTTTTGAAATCCGCATCTAGCACCTTCATTTTTCGGTTGAGCTCGTCAACCGATCCGGTATACTGCGAAAAATCCGCCGCTAGCGTGATTACTTTTTTATAGCTTTTATTTGCCATTATCGCCACCCCGGTATATCTTTCAGTGAGTTCATTTGCTTCACTCCGGCATCCGGAGTGTATCCTTTTTTTCCGTATTTATATTCCATGTGCTTGTCGATCCAGGTGTTGACCTTATACATGGTTGACCGCCAGAATTCTTCCTCTGGTCTCTGCATTTCCACGCAGTAGATATAGGTCAGGTTGTCCCAATCGATGGTATCAGGTAGTTCACCTATTGGGATGTCGTTTTTTTTAGCGCGGCGGAGGAGGACCCGTAGAAACTCTCTGCAGCAAACTCCAGAATCTCCATCAGGCTGTCAATACCGATGGATGCAATAAGCGCTTGGACATCTGCTAGGGTAATGTTGGGGTCTACCACCTTCATTCCCGCATAGAGGACCTTACTTCCCGTGTCATGCGGTCTATCCACTATATTTCTAAGGATTTTCAGTGATCCTTCAAGTTCCTCATCCATGATGGCCATCGCCTGGGTAGTAAACATGACGTCTTTTTCGGTACCGTCTGGGAATCCCAGCGTTAAGGCCTCAACCGGTTTAATTTGTATTCTTTTTCCCATGACTATTTCCTCCTTGCAAAAGGAGGCCCGAAGGCCCCCGTGGTGATTAAGTTGTCGGTACAGCTGTGAACCATCCAGTCCCAGTAGCGGCAACAAAGTCAGCTTCTGAGCTGTCTGCCCATTTTCTTATCTTTTTGTCTTTTGTCCTTTTCAAGAATGTGAATTCCATCGTTTGTGTATCATAACTGATGTTTTCAGTCTTTTGTGACGCCTTATCCGAAATAGGTTTCAGCCGTCCCTTGTAAAGCCATGCATATTCATTCGTTCCATCCGCGTGCTCAATCATAAATCCAATCGCTAAGAATGGGACGACCTCATCTCCTGTTTCATCTACAACTCCAGCGGTACATGTTTGTCCAAGCATAATGGCCCTGTCGGTCAGTGGAATTTTGTTTATATCAATTTTCACACCGATTGACGTCAACTTCGACAACTCGTCCTTAAGGGCTCCATCGCCATAAAGCTTACCTGATGCAATCTCAGGTTGTAGGTCTAAATTCATCAACCCCGGTATGGCTTTTGGCGTTCCATAGGTAATGGTGGACGCTGTGTCAGCTGTCAGTAGTGCATAGACAAAGTTTTTTATATTTATACGATACATGTGCATAACTCCTTTCAATTAGGCTGGATACTTGAATCTTATTGCCTTGTGATATAGCCTGGTTTCCTCTTCGTACAGATCGGCATCATCGGTTCGAGTAAACCCTGCTGATTTCATCACTGTTTTGACAGCGGTTCCAATCGTTCGCGGATCGTTCTCGCTCCATATGTCAATTTGTACGCTGTATTCCACAGCCTTTTCTTCCCCGTCGCCGAACATCGCCAAGTTTTCAACAGTATCAAACGATATTGATGGTAGCGTCTCTGGTCGGATAAGCCATTGCGCCGGTGTTCCGATTCCCGATAAAGCTGTAGCCACTTTTGCCACAATATCAATCATTGTTCAGTGCCCTCTCGATCTTATCATCAGCTATTTTTTCAAGCTGTGATTCAACCTGATCCATGGACCGCTCAATAAAACGTCTGCCATGGTAACTATTTCGCGAGGTTCCATACTCCACTAAATGCCATAGTGTTGCAGTCTTTCTTCCCCCTCCGACGGTCCGATATCGCTCCCCTCCATCCGATTTTAACAGTCCGGATACAACCACATCATCGGCCATATGTACTCCGTGTGTTCCGTTTGGGTGGGCTTTCGTCGGTGTCGTCCGTGGGAGATTTGTACGTACTGCTGCGGCTACCACTTTCGCTTGTTCTTTCGTGATTTCTGAATCAAGTGCGACCAGCTTTTTCACATCGTCCGCATATTTAATTCTCACCTCATCAAGGTGTTCCTTGTAACTAAATAGTACTGACATGCCGCGCCTCCCATCAAGTATTTACGATTCTGTCAACTGTGATGACCATGTACATGTTCCGATTTTCAGCATTCTCAACGTCCACGACTTCATAAACCTGAGCTGTATCATCATTCAGTAGAATGCGGTCAGTCCTCACTATATCCGAGTAATACCAGGTGGTAATCGTTCCGCCTTCCCTATACTGTTCCCGGTTTGTTTCATTCAGTTCCCTACCATGAAAGGCAGTAAATGCGCCTTGGCGCACCGCTGGGATTGCATCTGTATATGTCTTTGTTCTGACCCCTCCCACCGGTTCCTCGGACAGATGCTGCACCCTGAAAACTGTAGAGAATACCGGCGTTTTCAATTGAAACATGTTATCCCTCCATTACACCATCAAATAGATATCAACCACAGAACTGTTAAGTGCGCTGTTGAGATCAAAAGTGTTACTCTCCAGGGCTGTTGAACTAGTCGCGACTGTCGGGGCTGTACTCTCCCTGGTATTGTTTCTAAACGCATGTAGCACTGTGTTATGCGGTAATTTGTATGGTAACCCTAGCACCTCTCCAAATCCGACAGCCACGGTTGCCGCTGCGCCATCCATAGCGGGTACGGTGACTTTTGTAACGGACTTGAATGCCTTAGCTCCTGTCACTGTACCAGCTGTATCGACAGTAAATGCTGCGAGCGTTTCTGTGATGGCTTCGTCGTTCATGTTTGTACCTTCAACGATTACTTGAACGGCTTTAATGTCTGCTGCGGTTCCGCCTGCCGTTGCCGTAATGTTACGTGGTACTGACGGCTGGGTGAACCCGGTTGTTATATCCGTTGCTACAGTACCACTTGTAGCTGCAGCTGCATGAATTCCAGTGGTGCTGGCCACTGTCGCTTTTGATGCTGGTACCTGAAAATGTGCCATAAAAGCTCTGTCCGCGACTACCTTCTGGGCGTCGGTTTTCAGCTCATGGCCGATCCTTGTATCTACTGGACGTAAATTCATATCATTTCCTCACTTTCCTAAATTTCTTCCGCTGGTAGACTTTCAATCGCAAGCTGTGACACTAAAGAGTGGAATAGCGGAGAGAATTTCGCCTCTCCGCCTTGAATACTCCACATGTCTGTGACACCGATGACAATCGCTCCGACCGCTGAGTCGCTTTCCATGACCGTATCGGATACACCCGCTCCTAACATATAGCCTTTGATGGCTTTCAGTTTCTGCATCAATACAGCATCAAAGCCTGTTGTGACCTCCGGTATTCCAAGTCCGGTTTTTACTTCTGCAAGCAATTCTTGGTCCGTCATGCGATCATCCCTCCGATATCATTAAGCTTTTTTCACGCGGATAAATCCTTTGTACGATGTCACATTTCCGCCACACCATACGCTACCACGGTATGCGATTTGCCCAGTACGGAATTTATAATCACGGCTTTCCTCAACGGTCAGCGGTGAAAATACAGGCATTTCATAGGCCATCAGCTTACCATAAGCCATACAATAGGTATCTGCTGCTGTGGCAGTGGCAGACAATGCTGCACAAGCACTGTTGATTATATAAGGGACAGAGAATGAATCCTCCGATGAGATTGTTCCAGTGTTGCCATTGACAGTGATCTTGTACAATTTTTTTCCATTTGCATCACGGATTGCGGCGAAGGCTGCCAGGTCTGTTTTGTTCAGAATAAGAGAAGCAATACCCTCTACATCCTCATTTCCGCCATAACCAAACACGATCTTGTCCAATGTGTCAGCGTCTATCTCTGCGATGGCGAGATCCGAGGCAAGAGGGATAACTTTTGTCGGTGCACTGAATATTCCAGTGATGGCGTTTGTTCCACCAGCACCTGACATAATCTGTTTAGTGATTTTCTTCCGGATGGCATTACGGACGTTCTTGGTTACAAGGGCCTGATAGTTGATGTTAGGTAGTTTGGCGGCTTCATCAGTGATCTCGGTATAGGCCGTAATCTTTGCCTTACCGATCTCGACATAATCCACTACAGGATCGCCCTCGACATAGTCTCCTGTCTCCGTGGTATAGTCACCCTCGGCACCAGATACTTCGAATGCTTGGGTATAGCTTTCGCCGCCGTTCAGCGGTATAGCATTGACCGCATCAAGCAGACCAGAAACCTCATTGAATGTGGTATTGAGTGTACTGGAGTATTGTTTTGGATTGACAAGAGTTCCACCAGCCAAATTGACCGCACGTTCTTCTGCAGTCTCATCGAATGCGACAACAATCGACTTACCAGCTTTGAGTGTTACTCCGCGCAACTCATATGAATCCATAACAGCCTTATCGACAGCTGTTCTTGTCTCGGTAGGTTTTGGTGCTGCAATTCCTCTCATGAATGTTGCAACAACTTCTGCATTGTCTACAGGAGATCCAGCAGCTCGACTTTCCAAGCATTCCCTCTCAGCAGTTTCATCCGGTATGGAATCGATCATTGCCCGAAGTTCTGTTATTTCAGCATTGATGGTTTCAATCTCAGTACTGATTGAACGGAGCTCTTTGATATCCTCAGTAGCATTTGCCTTTGTGCCTAGTTCGGCCTTACGGGCTTCCTTTTTAGCCAGCATAGCCTGCAATTTCTTTTTATTCATGATGTTTCCTCACTTTCACTTCAATAAAATTTGTATACGATACTTTTCTAATTCAATGGCTCCCGCACTTCTCTTTTCGGTGTCCACCGTGAGCCGGGCGTTATCCAACACCTTTGAGGCATTATCCAATGCCTTCTGGCTCCGCGCGTCTATATCAGTTCCCCGGTAAGCCGGGAAATTTACAGCTGAGACCTCAATGATTCGAGATATTTTATTGATGAATCTGGTCGGCTTATCTGTGTCCAGTCCTTCCCAACGGGCATCCCCAACAACCATGATCATGGACATTCCATCAATATCACCTCTGGCTACCGCACTATGCAGCGCCCTGGCCTCTGCATTATTCTCACGGTCCAGATCCGCCCGAATTTTCAGCCCCTTGTCATCCAGCGCTAGCTGTAGGGTACTGTTTTTATTGTTCCTCCTGCTCCGGGCCATCGGGATTCGCTCCACTTCATGATTTGCCGTAAAAAGGACATCGTCAAAATTACACTCATCGAATGCTCCACGCTCAATGACCTCTTGAAAATATCCACCAATACTGGTTTTCTGGTCATATACTGCGGGATGCCCCTCGATCACATTACCTTCATCCTCCGCTTTAATATCTATCAGCCCAAAACTTCTATATTCACGTTGTCCGTTCAATGGTATGACCGCTATTTTACTCATTTGCTCCTCCATTCTGTGGCTGTAACTGATATGCCCCAGGTGCCCTTGCCCTGGTCATCTGATACTCGTTGGCCAGTGATACGTCAATATAATTCAGTGACATGGTTCTGCGGTTGCCTGTGCCATCATCGAGTGGAGGATAGCCAAGCAGCCCGAGCTTCTGATCATCAGTGAGCAGTCCTTGTTCTCCTCCGATTTTCAACAAATCGACCTTACTCTTGGTTGATAAATACTGCATGTCTTTACCGTAGAACACAATCTCATTGCCTACATCAAGCTCTCGTGGTGAAAATACCGTCTTGCTGAATGCTTGTCCAAGTGAAATGATGAGTGGCTCCAGAGTTTTTTCATAAAACGCCTGATACTGCTCATCATCGAAATCTCCTGTCAGAATCGGGACGCTCACACCATAATAATTCAACACCTTGTCCTGCAGGAATTGCATCGTATCTTTGTCGATGACCTTAGGATCTAAAACAAAAGGGGTTACCTCTCCTTTGATGTCGACCGGTAAGATTCCCGTTTCTCCAGATGAGATCAACCGCTCAAATCTCGCACGTTCAGCCCTTGTTTTATCATCATCCATCATGGTATTAATCTTGGCTATCGCCCTGATTGAAAGTGATGTTTTTATGGCTTTACCGAGTCCCTGCATCACAATATCATTGGTTTCCAGAACCTTAAGGAGTGCTGCGTTGTCCGGCTGCCCGTTGGCTCCTCCCCCTAGGATATCGTGACCAGAATATTTTTTTCGAAGGTGAATCAAATCCGCATACGGGATGGTGAAGTCTTGGCCGTTTTGGAAGAACATCCTCGCATGCATCGCCCCGGATGCGTCTTGCATAAAATCGACTTGATAGGGATTCAGTGGGTAGAGCGCGGTATATTCTCTGCGGGTAATACCCGTCTGTTTATTGGTGACATTGTCATACATCGGGTAGATGAAAGCATTATAATTCAGGTAAAGTAGCCAGATTGTTTTTTCAAGAAAATCACGCGTGGTCATTATCGGGTTCGGACTTATCCTGAATAGCCTATTTATACTTCCCTTGACCACGGTCTGTTTCCCTGAATCGTCAGTCCTGATGTGCCTTGGCCGTAGTTTCGAGCACTCTGATGCGATAATGTCAATCGACATTTGGACAATGTCTGAAGTGTAGACGTTTTGCCCGAACTGCGAAAATACCGGTTCACCATTCAATAGCTGAGCACGTCGATGCTGCTGATCCGGTTTCCGGTTAAATATTCCCGAGAAAACATCCAATAATGCCATTTTGATACCTCACCATGTCCATATTTCTATCTCGTTTCATCATAACATGGGTAGGTTGACAACTTTTTTAAGCTGCCGAAAGTAGATTTAGATAATCTGTCCGGTACCGTATGTACATGGCATATGCAATGATCAGCGCTACCGCACCATCAATTCTCCTGTTTTTCTGATCATTGACTTTTACCGGCATAATTCTTCCCAGTGAATCAATCTTGAATGCTGTATTTCCGTAACACCATCTGTCTATCGGATTGTTATTGTACACGATATATTTGCTTCGGAAGTCCTCAGCAACCAGTTTCATCGGCTCTGACATTGTATTCAAATCCTGATTAACCCTTTCAAAATCAAATCCAAGATCCGTCATTTCGGTATGCCAGTATTTCGCCAGGGCATTATCATAACCGCCCTTGAAGATACGAATACCATAGTCTTTATACAGCTTGACGAACCATGTTGTGATACGGCTGAAATCATTTTCATTCCCTGGTGACACATCAAGCAGATTTTCTTTAGCCCAATCCTCATAGTTTTTACGATCTTCACTTTCACCCTTTTTAATTTTCGCCTCTGGAACAAAATATTTCTGGATTATATATTTTTTTGGATCACCTTTAAACATGATAATTACCTTAGCTGCCGCTAGGTCTGTTGTCTCTGCCAAGTCGACGCCGGCTAGGCCTATACAACCCCTGAATTTCTCCATGTTGTACGTTTCGGGATTGATATACTCCGCTTCAGATAACCATGCCGCTGCATTGTTCTGTTTCATGTTGAAATCCTTGGCTAAGGTAAAAACCCGCTCCGCTTTATCTACCTGTGCCTTCCTGAGCTGGTCTCGTATGTATGCCGTTTTTTTAACGACTCCAAGACTTGGATTGCTTTTCTGATGCGATCGCGCATCCTGCCATATTTCTTGTTCCGAGTCCTGAGTATATAACCATGCTAAAAGAGTCGGATCTTCAATGTCACCATTGATCACTGCCCTGGCATATTTTAATTCAGAATCTAGGTATCCATCGTTTACAAAGCCTTCTGTCGTGATTTCAAAAATCCCCGGTTCATCCTTGGTTGATGTCGATTGCTCAATTGATTTGGCTATAACATTGGTTTCCATTTCATGGACTTCATCGATATAAGCATAATCAATGTTACGGCCTTCTTTGTTCCTGGTTTTGTCTGACAACTTTTTAATAGTGGACTTATTTCTGAGATTATAAATTCCCTTCAGGTTCTTATGGGTTCGTTTTCCTTTCGGATCAAATTTTTCTCGCATGCAGTCAATTTCTTGAAAGATGATATCCGCTTGAGCATCATCATTTGAGCTGCAGATGATATCCACCCCTCCGAAACCGACCATCATTTCTGTGAGAGCCAACGCAGCACACAATGTTGATTTTCCGTTTTTTCTGGCAATCAACAATAGGCATTTTTTAAAACGTCGAAGTCCTGTTTCAGACCACTTGAAACTGTAGAAAGCCTCGATCAAGGCTTTTTCCCATAATTCCAATGCAAAAG